TGCTTTGTCATAATGGGACATGTCGGCAACGAACAACAAAAGGAACAATGATGAAGTATGGTGTGTCGGTGAAAGAGTTTACCGAGAACGGTAGACGTTATGTCAAGGTTAATGAGTCGGTTTGTGAGGTTGATGATACTATTGATAGGGGGTGTCTGTTGTTTAATTTGTTGTATTGTACGCCGTATTATTTCATGGCGTGTCACATGTGATTGCAAATAATAAACCCGCTAACTTTTATGGTTAGCGGGTTTATTTTTAGAAGTCCATGATATTGAACGTGAAGTAGGTGTTTAGCATTTTGTTGGGGGCACCTTCTGCGCTACCGGGGAATACGTCTACGACGCTGAGTTTGTGGCCATCGAACTTGACTCGAACTGGGGTCGCGTCATCGAACCATGCTAGCATGATTTTCCAGATTCCAACGGTGCTTGCGCCGTTGATTTGGTAGATTGCGTCGGTTGACCATTTGAGTAGATGCGCTCGCATGTTAATCGTTACGGTGGTGCCGTTGATGTACACGTTGCACTCGGACACGTTGGTATCGGTCATGCCGGGGTCTTTGTTGATGCTTTCCCAGCGCTCTACTCGGGGTTGAGCTGTTAGGTGGTGTTTTAGGATGTTGGCTATATAGTGGCCGTATCGCGCCGCGCCGCTGGTGTTTGGATGAATATCGGTCATTTCGGCGTCGCGGTATAGGCCCCATGAGGGCGCGTCCTGTACAGTCCATGTGTCGGTGTGGTTTCCGGCGTTTAGCATGGTGCTGTAGTTGTGGCTTTTGCCGGCGGGGTATGTGCTGTCCCATAGCATGGGGATGAAGCAAATTTCGCTGTCGGGGAACAGTTTTTTTGCTTTGGTGAGAGTGTCGGCAACCTCGTTGTAGGTGAGGCTGTCGGGGTCGTTGCGTCCGCCGCCGATTACCACGTATTTTACGATGGTTTTGTCGGTGATTTGTGCGGCGGCTTTGGCCAGTTGTTTGCTGAACGTGTTGTCTCCTGTGGTGTCGCCGTTGTGAAAACCGGTGCCTCCGACTGCGAAGTTGCGGCATGTCAAGCCGAGCAGTCGGCTAGCGACTGCTATCATGCTGTCGGTTGCGGGGGTGGTGGTGCGGAAGCCCTCGAAGTAGCTGTCACCTATTGCTACTAGCTCGGTTTGTACTGGTGGTTTGTCTTGTTTGTTGTTGATTGTGTTTTTCAGCGCAGTTGCTTTGGTGATTGTTTCAGCGCTCAGTGCGGTGAGCGCGTTGGTGTTGTTTGATGCGTTTAGGTGTGCTACACTTATGGTTGTTTTCAGCGTGGTGGCTTTGTCAACTGTTTCCGCGCCCAATGCTGTGAGAGCGTTGGTGTTGTTTTGCGTGTCCGTATGGTTTTGCTCGATGGCGTTGATGTGTTCACCTGCGCTGGTGTCATCAACAATACCCATGTGAGAGAGCAGATGATGCGCTGTGTTACCGTTTGCGATATCGGTTGCAAGTGTGGCCGCCTTTTCGGGGGTGTCTGCACCGAGGGCGGCGAGGTTTTTATTAGCGCGGTTAACACCCGTTGTGATTGAGAGCATATTGTCATCAATCACACGCATTGAGTTGTTGTAACCGTCTCGCAAGTCGGCTGGTGTGTTGTCTTGATAGAGTGAGAGGTTGAAGTTTGTGGTGTGTCCGTATCCGTCTACCATGATAAACTCCTGATTTATTTGAGGTTTTTGATGATTTCCAGCTGTACATCCAGCTGATGTAGTTTGAGGTCGATAAGATTCATTGCCCGGTTGTATCCGTCGCGTAGGTCTTGGGGTGTGTCAGCCCTGTATAGCGGCAGATTGTACCACGGTGTTTCGTCGTATTTGTCGTTCATAGTTTACCTTTCATTGCGAGTTGGTACGAACGGTAGCCCCTCGGCGGTGAGTTGGGTTTTTGCCAAACTGTCCACCGTGTATTCCGCGTTGGTTGTTGCGGGCGTTTTGTTCAGAAAATGCCCTAGCGTGGTGCCCAGTTGTGTCGCGTTACTGCTGTTAAGCCCGAGTGCGGTTAAAAATTCTATCATTCCGTCCGGTAATGAGGGTGCAACGGGTAGTTTGTCGATGCGGACGTTGGTGCTTTTAATTTGCGCGTCGATTGTGTCCATCGACTGGTTATAACCGGTGAGTAGGTCGGGACGGTCTGTAGGTTGGTATTTTTTGAGCTTGTAATTAGAGGTTTCAAGCATTTTTACTACCTTTCTTTATAGTATTTGTTGTTGATTATACCGTTGCGTAGGGCGTCTACTGTCAGTGGTTTTGGTGGTGGCGTCTGGATTGGTTCGTTTAGCTGTGTTACTCGGGGTTCGGGGTTTCCGAACACTGTTTTGTTGCCGATTACTGCCATTTCCAGACATGTCGTTGCGGCCGCCTGTTCGGCTGTCAGTGTCGCCATCTGGTTAGCGCGTGCGCCGAACACTGTCAACTCTCTGAACATGTTGCGCATGGCCTCACGGCTGGTGACGTTTTTACCTTGCGTCGGGTCGTATACCGGCAGCGTTTCCACGATTTTATCGAGCTGGGCGATTACGTTGTCTAGACTTGCGCCTAGTTTTTTGGTTAAGTCGTATAGGGTGGCTATGTCGTTGTCGTATTTGCCCTCATTGTCGTTGATGTATTTGATAGTGTCTGCCAAGTAGTGCATGATTTTGTCGTATTCGAGACATAACCATTTGTACCTTTCCTCTTGCGAATACACGTCCCAGTAGATTTTCGGAATTACCGGTGTGTATTCCGTTATCCACGGAAATTGATTAATGTCAATATCGCATGACATGATATGTTCCTTTCTATATTAATAAATGTTAAGACTTACTGAATAGAAACACGAAAACAGCGAGTCCATGTCGTTGATAATCATTAAATCAACGTCGTTGTAGTCCTTTATTTTTTCCATTTTATCCAGAAAATCGCCCTGTACAAATGTCTCGAACTGGTTATCTGTGGCGTTTGAGGCGTAGTCCTGATTTTGCGGTGCTATCTGCGTCGCCGGGAAATCGCTGAACACGTTGCGGTTTTTTCCGTATGTGTCGCTGACCTGTAGGACGCTTACCCCGGTTTCGAGCGTTTGATACACGAGTTTGTACTTTGGCATTATCTCGTTGAATTTGCGCAACACCTCACGTTTCCAACTGCCGGGCGGCAATACGCCGATTTCCCTATCCCAAAAATGGTTATTGAATTTTTCGCATACGCGCGTGTATTGCTCGTCGTTGTATGCGTCCCAGTGCCAACTCGGGTCCGTCCAGTCAACCCATTTGTCGGTGATGAGTTCGCCTAGGGTGACTGTCACGACGGCGTGGAAATCACGTGGCGCGTCGCTCATATCATAGGGCGGTATCATCTGTATCATCTCCATTGTCCAGTTCGAATAGTTTTTGCAGATTATGGGTGATATTATAGTTGGCCGTTTCGTTGTCGCTACGCCATACCACGTCCAACGGTTTTTCGGCAAAATCGGTGAAATGCGTGTTAAGGTACTCGCACATTCTGCGACGCTCGGTGAGTCCGTCCAATGCTATGAGGTTGGTCGGGTCTTGCTGCGAGTTGACCTCATCCTCGATTTGGCGCTCCGCTTTGAACGGTAGGTTGCCGATACCCAGAGCGCCGTATATCTGAGTCCAGATGTTCAAATAATTTGCCCATAGTTCGGTGCCGATGAACGGCACGTTGGTTGTCAGCGCTTGAACGTGCATGTCCTGTATGCCGTCCGTTGCCAAAACTATGAGTTCGCCGCCGCCGACCTGTTTTGCGAGGTTGGTCATGTCCAAACGTTTTTCCTGTACACCGCTGATTATCATAGGGGTTTTCTGGTGGACGCGGTTTTGTTGCATGGTGCGTACGATGTCAACCAGTTCGCGACACCATAAGTCCACACGGTCATTGAGGGGTGCGCGTAGATGATTGTCCCAGCAGTAGTAGCCGTTGGACGTGTTGACGTTGAAGCTGTAGCCGTTAAGACCGAGGGCGCGCCATTTGCTCGGGTTTCCGTACATGTCGGGCGCCGACTCCCAGCCCCCCATTGTGAGAGAGAGCCACTGGTCGGCGTGCGCGCCGCTACGTGGGCGTGCGATTGTCGCAATGCCCTGAGTATATAGGGTCAGTTCGAGAAACCTTTCGTCGCATGTCTGGGGTAGGTTAATCCAGTGATACCGCGTTAGCGCCATGTTTAACACCTGATTTTTGAACATGGTGAACAAACGTGTGTTGTAGCCGGCGGTCTGCCAGTATCGGTCACTGTTCCATTTGAGCCCGTTGCGTTTTTGACCCATTATCGTACCTCGCTTTTAGTCGTTGTTGTATATGCTACTGCCTATTGTATCGGGGTCGCGCCATACGGTGACGCCGGTCTCGAACGTGTCCCGAATGATATTGACCGCGCGTGCCGGTGCGCTGGTGGCATAGATAAGCGCGTCACCGCGCCAGTAGGTGAACTTGCTTTTAATCAGCAGAGTCGGTGTTTCCACGTTTTGGCGCAACGTGTAGCCATACTGTAGAAAAGCGTCGCCGCAACGTCTGATTATATCCGGCGATTGCGTCATGACTCGCACCTGTAGGCCTCGGACGCCCCAGATATCGGGTAGGGCGTCACCCTGTGACGCGGCGATAGTCACCGGCGCGGCGCGGCGCAAGTCCCTGAGTTTGGCCGCGTACACGTCTTGAGCCTGTTCAAGCGCGGTTTGAGCGCCGAAAATTCCGGCGTCGCGTTGCCGCTGGTTGTTGGCCACTGCGGTGTCGCGGCTACGTGCCGCGTTTGCGTTGCCGGTGTTGACGTTGTTGGCCGTCACGTCGGTGGCGAGTTTGTTGTTTGCATTGGTAAGAGCCGTGTTAAGCGTATTCGAGCGGTTTGTAACGTCGGTTGCTAAGGTCATGGCGCGTGTTGTCAGGGTGCGGTTCGTGGTTATCGCGTTGTTGGCCTTGCTGTCCATAGCCTCCATATTGGCGTTATATACGGCCTCTTTATTGGAAAGCGTCACCGACGTGTTGTAGCCGCTGAGTCCCACCGACATACCCGCGCCCGCAACCGCCGCGCCCGCCGCCAAGCTACCACCCGCTGTAGCCGGTGCGGCGGCTAGGGAGATTGCCGCGCCAGCAATGGTGTTAACCGCTGATGATACGTTTGAGAGCACCGCTGAGTCAACGTTGGCTTTATATGCGGCGGTAGTCACCAATTTGTCAACGGATTTGTCAGCGCCGAGCTTAAAGTTTGATGTCACAACGTCCGCGTCTAGCTTGTTGTTATTGAGGCCCGTTATGTCTGTGTTAGCGGTATTGGATAGGTTTGTATTGTTTGTGGCGGTGTCGGTTTGCAGTTTGGTGTTGGCAACCGAGTTTGCCGTACTGGCTTGTGTGTTGGCTAGGTTGGTTTCGGCGTTTGCGTTTGCGTTTACGTTGCCCGTGTTGGTACCGCGCACGCTGGTGTGGTATGCGTTTAGGGCGTTTTCGCGAGCCTGTGTTCGGGCGCTACTGTCGTTGTCGTTGACGTATTTTACCGCGCTGTCAATCATCAGCGTGTACACCGGTATATCATGCGAGGATAACGCGTGATAGGCGCTGTCGGGTATGTCGGTGATGTGGGGCGTGTTGGTGAGGTCGGCCCATGTGTACTCGGTTTTACCGTTGCCCGATACGCCTGTCAAAAACGTTTGCGCGGACAAATACGGGTATGCGAGGGATACGCGGCGCATTACCGCAAGATTGCCGGTGGTGTCTTCCACTCGTATGACTGACTCGTTGTTGTTTTCGTCGGTGATGGACAACCACGCATAGGGTGCCGTGTACAGTTTCGTCAGTCGCGCGTACTCGGACGGGTAGCCGAACGCGCTCGGTTGCAAGTCGATGTCAGCCAACAAGCCCGTTGCGGCGGGATTGATACGATAAATGTCAAAGCCCAGTAGTTTTGCGCCGCTGGTCGGGTTAATCATGTTGCGCGGAACGACATAGCAAGCCTCGATAAGATTGTACGCCTGAGGCAGACGTGTTGTGAGTTGGCCGAAAAAGTCGTGCCCGTATGCGTCGGCTGTTTTGAGGCCGATAATCGTATACCCGTTGGGCCGCGTGTTGTCTGCGGATATGCCGGTGGCGTTCGGCGCTGACACGTCATTGAGATTAGGCACGCCGCCCCATGCATAACCGGTTACTTGGTACTGGTGCCCCCAGTAGTCGCCGGTGTCAGCGTAGACGGGCGGCGTGTCGGGCAACGTGTCACCAACCGGCGTAAGTCCGGCGAATTGCGTGTAGGTGCACTTGACCGCCAACAACAACCACATCTCACCCGTCGCCAAGGGGACAAACCTGTTGGATGCGGTCATCACGGGTGCGGCGGGCGCGTCCGGCTCGGGCGCGGTGAGGCCCCGGTTGTTGTGGATAGGGTCCATGAAATACGTTTCAACAGTCTCATACGCTTGGGCCACGTGGCCCTGTTCGACCATGATACGTGGGATATCCACGCTGTTGATATAGGTTGTCCACCAGTCCAGCTCAAGCACGCACTCGGTGACCGTCGCGTTGATTCGCCGCGTGTCAACTACAAAATAGTATAGACGGGACACGTGACTGGTAGAGTAGTCCAGTTGCTCACCGTCGCCCGGCATGTCGGGTATAGAAACGACCAGATAGTTGGCATACTGCAACGCTTGATAGGGTATCGGCAAACGCACGCTTTCCCCCGGTATGACGTTAAGGCCGCTGTCTAGCTCGTAAGTGTCGGTGGTCAGTCGGTCGAACCATGCGTCACGCTCAATATCGGTGTCCCATTTGACGCGGTTGGCGTCGTCCGCAGTCCAACGGACGGTGCATGGTTTGAGTGTGGTCTTGGACGTCCAGCGCGTGTAGTCGAAACTATTGGGATATTGCGAGTATACGCGCTCATTGTCGCCGGGGAAACCGGTGGCGTTTTGCAAATGCGGAAATTTGTTGGTCATGATTTTTCTCGCTTTCGTAAAATATTAGGGCCGGATACAACGACCATTGTATCCGGCCCCTAATAGGTGTCCGCAATTTTTTACTTGACGGTGAGGTCGAGCGTAGCGGTGTATGCGTCGGTGTCGCCGCTCGGGTTGGTGTATGCGGCGGTCGCCTTGATGTGGATGACGTCGCCCTTGGCCAGCCCGGTGCGCTGGACATGGAGCACGCCGTAGTTGTCCACGCGCGTACGGGAGTTCAGCGCCCTCGGCACCGCAGCGACACTAGCCGCCGGTTTTTCGGCCGACAGTTCGAACGTCGCCGCGTCGGGCCGGACGGCCAAACCGCCGGTGATGGTGCCCTGTAGGTCCACCATGAGACGCAACGTGTCGCCGGGCGCAACCGAGGTCACGTCGTTTTCGGCGGTGAGGTTAAGGCCCGTCACCGTCTGAGTAATGGTCGGAACGGTCGTGACATCACCCGTGGTGAACAGCACTGCCGGTACAGCGGGCGTGACCGAGTATACGCCCCAGTGATTGAGATAGTAGGTGGTGCCCAGAGTCTGCGGGTTATAAAAACTGGTGGTGTTGTAGAGCGTGTCGTTGCAGACGAAAAAGTCGCGCGTGGTCAGCAGCGCGATAGCGCCCGCAACCGGGAATTCATCGACAACGACGGTGCGCATTTGAATCTCGGCGCGGTCGATGTTGAACGCTGCGGCGAGGGCGTCAACATCAATCGATGCGAGGGCGTCCGGCGTGATCATGAGCACCAGTTCGTCGTTTGCCGCGAACACGGGTACGGGCACGTTGTTGTACACGGTGCTGGGGAAACGCAGTTTACCGGCAACCGCTCGAATCTGCTTCAGCAGAGCGCGTGCGGTGGTTTCGTCGGTCGGTTCGGTCACCTTGATTTTGTGGAAACCATAGTTTTCCTCATAGTATGCGAGCAAGTTGAGCATGATACGGTATTCATCGTACTCATCAGAGTTGCGCGGCACGTCCATGATACGCGCGACAAGATTGTTCAACCCGTACTCGTCTGTGACGGCGGTACGCAGTTCGTCCGCGTTAACGGTGATGGGGTACTGGTCGCGGCGGTTCTGCGAGTGGAAAATCTGCACCGCGTCGGGTCGGTGCGTTTTCAACAGAGTCTCCACGTCATCCTCATACGCGTGCGCCTTAATCCACTTCGGAACAATTTCCTGAATGGTCGAACCATAGTTAAGCTTCGCGCCCTTGAACGGTGCGAGCGGGTTGTCGAACTGCTGACCCCGGACGTAGGTCATGCCGATACGATTAACAAGGACATCGACAAACTGATTGTAATACTGCTGGTTCATGGGCGCGAACAATGCGCCCATGGTCGCGGCGATACCGTTAACGGTGGGGTCGGGGATGCGCTGCTGAAAATCGTTGGTGCCCGAGAGCCACGCCTTCGCTAGGATGGTGCTGTTGTTGACTGCCATAATATGTGTCTCCTAATCAGTCGATAGTCAGGTCAAGGTCTTCAATCGGCGTATCGAGGTCGATATCATCGATGTCCGAGTCATCATGAGTCTCAGAGTCGTTGTCGGTATCGTCCGCGTCCGCCGCGTCCATGAAAGCGTTCACCGATTCGATGAACGCGGTCAGCTTGGTATCGTATGCATCCAGCTTGGTCAGCACGTCGTCGATTCTACGCGCCAAAGCGTCGTAGTCGTCGGTGCGCTGTTCGGTCTGCTCGGTATTGGTTTCGACGTCGTTTTTTTCGGTGTCATCTGCCATTTTTAATCTCCTAAAAATAATCGGGCTGACAAATAATTGTTTGTCAGCCCGATTATAGCATTATGAGAGCGATTTATACCCGACGTTTGGGAATCGACCAGATTCTACACCGCGCGGCACGTTCCCGTGTCAGTCCCCGCGCTAGGTGCACTACGTCGCGGTATAGCGCCGCTCACTAGCCGACGTAATCATATCACCGGTATCCGCAATACCGCAACATGTCCCGAAAATCGCCGTACGTTTTCAGGCTGTCGAAACGAACGTACCGTAGCCGGTATGCGTCAAAAAGAGTCTGACATAATGGCGAGGTGCGTTTGAGCATGACGTAGTTCGGTCGGTCATCCAATGTCAGCGTATATGTGTCGCGCATGTCGCGCGGCGGTTTGCGATTGACGTAGTAGTAACCGTCTCGCATGTCCAGCCATATCGCAAGCGGGATATTGTCGTACATCAGCGTGTACAAATGTTCGGCGTTGCTGGTTTTATCCGCAACCATTTCCATATCCGTATCGGTGCTGAAATCGTTGCCCAAAGCGATTTTCTCCAAACGCCCGCTAGCCATTCTGCCCGCCAAGGTCTGCTTTTTTTCGCGTGCGTATTCCGCGTTTTCGAGATTATGCAACAAAAACGTCTTGTCCAGATACCATGAGTAACCTCGCTTGGGGTTGCCGGTAATGGCCGCGTGCTCAAAATAAGGGTTAAGAATATCGCAAGCGTTGCCCAGCAAATAGAGTCGCGGTTCGTTGCCGGTGTCGGCACGCTCACGGGTCACGGTATCAACGATATTTGTCAGGATGTCCCACTCATTTTTCAAATACCGGTGGTTTTTGTCGTCCTTTTCGAGCACGGCCTCATCCATAAAAATACGTTTCACCCTGTTGAATGTGAGCTTTTTAATCAGCTGAAACTGAGTCATCGCGACAAAATACCCCAGCAATTCCCATTGCGGCTTACCGCCCTCATGAGGGCGCGGCGCAATGTACGCCTGATTTTTCTCGCATTTGAAAACATATCCGGGATATTCGCGTTGCAACCTGTCATAATAGTTTTCGGTCAAGGGCGCTAATTCCTGTGCATGGCGCGTGATTTCCACGAAACGCCACTTGTTTTTAATCCAATCGCTTACGCACTGTTTGCGTAGCCCGTAGGTTTTTCCGTATCCGCGTGCGGTTATGACCATTGTCACCGGCGCGTCATACGATAATGTTTTTTGCCAACTGTAATATTTATTGTTCATCAGTGTTGTCCGTTTCCATAAGCGGCGTCATTTCGCCGTTGTCATCCATTGCCAAAATTCTACCCACACCGTCAACATATTCAATCCACCGTTCGCGGGTATCGACATGTTGCGTGCGACGCAACCATTGCAGATTTTCCACGCTCGCACGTTTGGTCGTTTCGCCCAGCCACCGGCCTGTCGGGTACAGTGCGATGGACTGCGGCACATCGACGCGCGCCGTAGTACCGAGATAGTCGGTCACGTCGCCGATAAACCTGTCCACGACCTCGGGGCGGCGTTTTTGCAGACTATGGCTGATGCTGTTGGCCACGAAAATGTTGTAACCTAGCACGTTCGGCGCGACTTGTTCGAACGTGTACCCGGCCTTTGCGAGGTCGTTGCAGAGCGTTTCGATGTGATAGGCGTCTCGGGGGCGCGACAAACCGGCGCACGTGATATGGTAATGCCCGTCCGATTCGCTGATTCTGGCCTTGTTCCACGCCTCGAAATGGTTGGCCCAGCGCGTGCCCTCACCCGCTGTCTCGATGTCAAAATGCCCGATGGATTCAAGCGGTGACGCCAAGTCGGGAAAATTGGCGCGGTTGCGGCGTTGCACGACATTGATAGCCATATCGCTGGCGTCGGCCAAGGGTTTCAGCGCTTGCGACAAATCGGCGTCGGTCACGTTTTCGGCTACGCTAGCCTTGATGCTGTCGGTGTCGCCGCCTGTCGGGTGTATGGCGTCGCCCAACGTTTCGTGCAACAGTTCGAGGGCGATGATGAGGTGCATGCGACTACCCGCGACTATCCTCATGCCGTATGTGTACAGCACTCTGATTTTGTCCGGTATCATCTCGCTATAGGTATTCTGATTGACTATCGTAGTGTTATCGATTTTGATATCACCGTTCAAAACAACAAATGACGGCTTCATTACGTCCATTGCCTGAGTGCCATAAATGCCGTTGAACATGCCTTTAACCGTGGAATTATAATACGATTGCAGAAACTGCGTATTAGCGGTCCCGTTCAAAAGCTCGGTCTTAATGCCCTCGGGTATGCTGTTAGGCACTTTTTCCGGGTATTTTTCGCCCTCTTTATAGACTTTCAACACGTGTTTCATGTCCTGTTTGCGTTCGAAAAGCACGTTGGACTGCAAGGTCACGTAGTCGGGTGGTATCGCGAATTTGCGCGTGGCCTCTCCCAGAATGACGTTAAAATCATCATAATCGTACACTTGACTGATGCACCACAATTCGATTTCGTTAACGTGCAACACCGCTTTTTCGGCGCTCATGAGTTTTCCGAACGCGAAAACCGGTTTGAAAGCCCTGTCATACCAACCGGATAATTTAATGTTTTCCTCGGCTTTTTTCATCAGCTCATTATCCTGTAAATCGGTTTTAGTCGCGGCTTTCGTGAACTTGCCCTCGGGGATGATACCTATACCCGCCTCGGAAAATATAGTGTCTTTTTTCACGCGCAAATTGACGAACTCGCACCTGACATGCACGGCGTTGTTGAATGGTTTGTAATAGTATTTCAGCACGTCTTTCACCGGTGTAGCCATGATATTGACGCAAACATCCCTGAGTATTTTAGTATGTCGCGGCGCAAAATGCACCGGTATCATACGACCATTGATGAACGTATGGTGCATGGACGTAACGTCAAGCGAGACGACGTTACGCCATACGCGATTAGCGTAATTAGCGCTGGTGAAAGTCAGACCGCCTCGAAAACACGCCTTACGTAAGGCGTATTGTTGGAACGTTTTCGCAAATTCCTGTCGGCACGTCATCTCGAAAGCGCTGATTAGGTTGTTACGGTGTCCGTTGGCCTTTTTGTACCGTAGCACGCCAATTTCGTGATAGGCCATTTGCCTGACCAATGACGTTTTGGTCAGCACGCGGCAGCCCAGCATATCGGCGGTAAGCCACTCATTGCTTTTGAGCAGATATGCCAAGTACGCGGGTATGACCTGAGTATCACGACCCGCGTAAAAAAACTCGGTATCGGTCAAGAGCGTTTCGGGCGTCCTGACTAGCGAGTAGTCCCAATCCCCCACGGCCTTAGGCAAACCGCATGTTTCGCCCATTGCACGCAAACCGCCCATTTCGAGATAAAACGTGTCCCAGAATCTGAGGGCCACCTTACCTTTATCATCCAATAGGTCTACAGTGTATGCGCTGGTGCTGGTTTGTGCGTTAACCGCCATTTTATACGACCGACTCAAAAGATACATTAGCGGTTGCAAGTCAAACATGAGATTATACGCGGCAATAACCGGCACGATATCGTTACTCCTACCCCAGTTCATCAATTCCGCGACATAATCCAGCATATCGCTAACATGGCGGTAATACCGTATGTCATCCATATCACGCGCGGTGTCGTATTGCGTCAAATCGACAAACCGGATATCATTGATAATAAACAGTATCGGGTAGGCCCGCGTGTTCTCTCCGGTTCCTACGTTCGTTGTTTCGGTATCATACGCCGCGCACACCCGGTACTGTCTCCCCTTTTTACCGTTTCTCACCATTTTTTCTATCGCCATTCATTAACGTAATCCAGATACTCCGGTGAGGTTTGTATATCCTCAATCAAACCTTGCGCGAACGCAATGTTTTCGGCCGTGTCACCGATAGGCTCATACAAACCCTTCGCCATGTCGAGAGCCGCCTTGTTGCGTTTCATCACCATGTCGAAAGCCTCTCCCAGACTGCTAGCCCCAAGTTCCGCCATGATAAGCTTGTTACGTTGACTAGCGGGCGCGCCTTGCCATATGCGTTGCGTGGCCGTGTAAAAAATCTTGACTTTCTGCGCACCGTACTTTCCGAGCGCGCTTTTACGGCCACGCCCGGCCAAACCAATCTGTTGCTGAAAAACGTAGTTCGCGCGGGCCGTTCCGGACTTGCCTCTCTGAGTCTGCGACTTCAACGCGGCCACGCTTTTGTCGATGCTACGGCCACTGCCGCGATATGTTCCGGCTATCGCCTCATTGAGATTCCTGATGTACCTTCTCAGCACGCGACGTTCTGTGGCGCTTTTGGACCGGTTGACCTGTTTTTCCAGACTCTTGACGTACCGTTTCGCACGACGTCGTACGTTATACACCTCGTCTGACTGTCTGCGCTGTCGTTTCGCCACAACCCCCACCACCTATCTGACTGCCACCGAAAAAATAAGGGCCGCACCCATACATGCCCTAGGCGCGGCCCTATGAATTATAACACGTTAGGCTTCAAGCAGCTGGAACTGCTTGTAGGAGCGGTTGCCCGAAAGCGACGTCTCCTTGATTTGCACCTTGACGTAGCCATTAGTGGTGTTGGTCTTGAAATCGCCCCCGACCATATCGACAAGTTCGTTGATGGTCTTTCCGAGTCCGTTGGACTGGGTGAAATACACCTGACCGTCCGCCGCGAAAATATAGGTGTTCTGACACGGATTGCCCGAACGGGCGCGCGTACCAATCTGAGTCATGACATCAACGATATCGATAGGCGTATCACCCAAGTTCTTCAGCGACGTGGCGCTGTTGCGCGCGTTAAACATGCGCACGCGGTTGGCCGGAATATGCCGGTCGAACGTGAGATACTGCTGAGGCTCAAAACCATTTCCGGTGACGTTCGGCGTGACAGCGTTCTCGGGCAGTTCGCCGGTTTCGGTGTTGACGTTCTCAATGGTTTCGTCGTTCTTGTTGGCCATGATATTATCTCCTTTAGTTAATCTGCTTGTATTCGGTTGCTATTTCCAAAAAGTCGAACACGTTGCACTCATACATTACGGTGTGAGTCGTGTACCCTAGAATCAAAAAGTTGCTGCCAAGGATATCGCTATCCTCACCGCTAAGAGTGGCGTCACCCTCGGTTCGATGTCGTACCGTGGACTTGACTATCTGCCTTACAGTCGCGTCGGTGACTTTCCCGAACACCTGTAGGATAAAGTCACCGTGCGGTGTGGACACTTTCACTTCGTTGGTAATCACTGTTTTTCGTAGGACATCCAAGGTACCTCGATTCTCTAGAAAAATTTTTTTCGGACACAAACAATATAAGGCGTGCCGCAAAATTTTGCAATTGCGGCACGCCCATACAGTAATAAAAATTTTTTCGTCAGCCTAGCAGAATCTGATTAACTCGATTCTGAACAGCGTCATAGTTCGCACCCAATCGCGCACGACGTTCCTCACCAACGCCATAATCGCCACGGATAACGGCATTAGCCAAAGCGTCGATATCAACCGACGGCGCACTAGGCGCGGCGGTACCCGCGCCCAGAATCTCATTAACACGCGCCTGAACAGCGTCATAGTTCGCACCCAATCGCGCACGACGTTCCTCACCAACGCCATAATCGCCACGGATAACGGCATTAGCCAAAGCGTCGATATCAACCGACGGCGCACTAGGCGCGGCGGGCGCACTAGGCTGAGACACGGCAGTACCACGCGCGATAGCGTCCAACCGCGCAAGGTCGTAAGTGCCCGGGCACTCGGTAGCGGAAAAATCACGGTGACGGTACAACGGCAAGTCACCATACACGCTACGGATATTGGCAATCAACTCACCAATGGTTTGATAGTCACCGTCACTCTGTCGCGGGTTACACTCAATGCTAATGCCCCGGTCATTGCCCATACTGTTGACGTTGATACCGTCACCACTAGCCCAACTACGATTATCCGGGTCAACCAGACACGCCACACGGCCGGCCTCGGCAACATAGTTAGCGCTAGCACCACGACTCGGACTACACAACGTGTTAATCACACCCTCAAACGTCGGGTGCTCGGCCGGGTCACCCCACCAGTGAATAACAATACACGCAATGCCATACGGGCGTCCAACGGTGTAGTTGGGCGAGTCGTACTTGGTGATAAAATCGAAACTCATTCTGCTTCCTTTCCGTTCTTGAAAATTTCCAGAATCCTAGAGTCGGCTAGCTCGGGGTTGATTTCCACGCAATTCTCAAGGATGGACGTAATCTCGATAAGCGAGATAGCAACCACCACCGGAACAAACAACGGCGGAGTAAACCCGAGATTGATTCTACCACTCTCAAATTCCACAAACCACGCGACAAAAATCACCACAACGTAGGAAAACTTGTGAGCAAGCCCCTCACGCATCTTAGCGCTGTTCATACATTGCCCAAGGATTGCCTTAACAACGCCTGTCACGTAATCCGTGAGCATCAACACCCCGGCACAAACGCACCCGTAAACAACAGTGTCATTCATAAAATCATCCTTATGATAGTAGGGTCATACACCTTATTAGTGCATGACCCTACTATATCACTCGGAAACTGTTTTACCGCGCCTGTATCGTTCGATGTCATCCCGGTATCTCATATTAACAAAATCATAGATACCGTCATCAGCCTCAACAATCTTATTATGTCTACCCCCCGCGTTTCCGTTTCCTCGAATCAACCTTAACACCTGTAATAGCTTGCTTATCGTTCACCCGCGAACTAATCAACGACATCTTCAATCTCCTTTCTAAAACACAAACTCAATATCATCGTTCATTTTGTTATAAAACAGATATTTTTCAACGACTACATCCATACTCACACACCTCATAACTTCTGTTTTTGTCACCCAACCGATTAAACCGTCCGCATCACAAACACTGTTAGCATATAACCAATCCACCATACGCTTCTTAGCTTGCTTAGACGTGAGCCGAGAGAGACCATCAATCTTGTGTTTTTTGATACAAACGTCTCCAAAATCATCGTAGTAATAACGTGTCATCTTTCATCACCTTTTTTCAGTCATCAAGCCTGTAGTTAGCATGTACTAGGTACGCTTGCAATTTTTGAGGTACCTTAGCCCAGTCATCGTAGCCCAAGTCGTTCATGTCGGACACTATATGACTCACGTGATACGCCCGAGCATCAATCCCCATAAAATACATGTCCAGCATAATAGACTTCATGTTGTCAAATCGTGTTTTCATCATTGTTCCTTTTGTTGTTCGTTGCCGACATGTCCCATTATGACAAAGCA